GAAGAGAGAACTTTTGCACCGCCTTACTATTGAAGTTAGAAGAAATGGCTAACACACCGATTGAATTGCCTCAGACTAGCTGGGACCTTATTGGCACCTTTGCCGACATAGTGATCCCCGACTACATGTCTGTTGAGCGACTTCCACAAGTATGCGAGGTTGAGGCGGACCGGAGAGCAGCTCTGCTGATTGAACAAGCGCTTAGCAGTATTCCACCAGCTGTCGAGAATGCGGATTATCTTCCGCACCTCCGCCCACGCGGGCAGTTGGTTCAGTACGCGGGACTTGTCTCACCAACTGTATCCCAGCACGCCTCATTGTATGAGGTTCTATTGCGCATGAGGCACAACCATGATCAGTACTTCCCAATGACTGTCGTAATCGACGACGTCATCCATGAAGTAAACCCCGAGTTCAATCCGATGGCTCACATTGATCAGGCTTTGACGCCGATTCATCAGCGCGACATGACGTTCCTTGAACAACATTACGGTTTAGCTTTGTCACCTAATCCGTTGACTTATCGTTACCTGTGGAGATTCCTCGGCCCAAGTGCGGAGTCCTTACCAGGGCATCTCTACAAGTCGGTTCGCGCAAAACGCAAATCGGTTCTCATGATCAAAGCGTACTTCTACGGTTTGGTAATTGCAGGGATGATTCCTAGCGCCTTAGCAGAAGGCGGGGACGAACCCAACCTTAATAAGTACCAGCAACTTTGGAGACTGGTGGTTGGGGTGATGCGAGCTTGTTTGGTTTTGTTGATTGACAGCGTGTTGCGGGTCTGCTCCTGCATCAATCTCGATTGGTATCGAGCGTTGTCCCAACCAGCTCAAGCATCAGTGGATCTGGTATCCCTTGCTGCTCTAGTTTACGTTCTAGTCCTCGTGACGAAGCGTAAGACCTTGAATCTAGTGGCAGCTCGGGTATTGGAGAATGACAGATTCCTCGGTCAGGTATTGACGGAGGCTGGCATGGTTTACAAAGTCCGCGTCAACGGAAAAGAGTTAACTTTGTCGGCTGATGATGGAGGGATCAGTTGCCACCAAGATGAGATGGCTATGCCCGGCTCGGAGTACTTCCCTTGCCGTAAGCAACCAGTCGGGGCTTTATTGGTGACCACCAACAACACTGACTTGCAGATCTTCGGAACATTCTGGCGCCTGGATGACTACCTTGTCACCGCTAGGCACTGCAGCAACACGCTCAACCAGTCTACGGCCCGCGTTTACCTTGCCAAGATCAAGGAAACTAAGCGAGGTAACTACGAAGTCGATCGCAGTGATTTGTATAGGGCACCAGACGATTTCTTCGCACCCGAGGAAAACGTCATTGCGGCTTACGACGTTGATGCGTTCGCGCGTTATGTCGAGCCCAAGATTTGGTCACAAATTGGTTTGACCCAAGCACCTACAAAGGTGCGCTCGTCGTATGGACAACAAGTACACAGTGTAGGTTTCACAACTGATGGCCTTTTGGTCTCCGCTAGTGGAAAGACTCTACCTGATTCAGGTTTTGAGCAGTTGCATCATACAGCCAGCACCCAAAAGGGTTTCTCAGGATCCATCTTACTTTGTGGTAACAGCGTGGTTGGCATGCACGTCAGTGCTGCCGGTGAGCATAACGTAGCAGTGAGAACCGAATTGATTAAGTACCTGATTGACGCAGGTTGTAATCAGGAGAGTTACTCGAAGAACCGTAAGAAATACACTTACGCCGACGCCTCTTACAAAGAGTTTTATCGCCAACAGAAATGGCGAGGCGGCGTGGTTGATCTGAAGCGGATGAGAGATGGGAAGTTTGCAATCGTACTGAGCAATGGAGAAGCGACTTATGGTTGGGATGTTGGTGGATTGGTCGAGTGTTTCGGCCCCACCGGCCACCCTGACAAGGACGCTGATTACTTCGAAGACTTAGTGATGGACAGCATTGCGCCCAAATTACGCTCCAGGGGACAGTACGTCGATTATGACGACGACCGTTACCATCGCAACTCTTACGAAAACGCTAGCATCATCGGCTCCGTACAGAAGGTCAGAAAAGGTAAGAAGAACCCTAGTAAATCTCCTGTAAAGAAGGATACGCCCGCTCAGCCTTTCACTATTGTGGACAAAGGCAAGCCGGTACACGGACCTTCTGCACCGAAAGTGCAGCCTGAAGCTACACAGGTAATAGAGGACCACATTGATGAGATTGTGGAACTCGGATATGAAGCGGGGGCCTTTGCGTACCCCGACATGTCGCCCGAAACAGAGAGGAAATCTCTAGAGAACCATTTGAAGCTGTACTCCGACCGAGTTAAGACCGTCACGGTCCCGCCCACCGATGTTGAATCATCGCGTTGTGCGCGCTTGGTTGCTGAAATGTTGCAGCCAGCATCATTTGTGCCTCGGAGCAATTACAACACTCTGGAAGGGGTGCTCGACATCATCAACTCATCGATTATCTGCCCTAAGAAAGCGGCCGGTTACCCTTACTGTCTTGAGGGTAAACCAACAAATGGCCAAGTATTGGAGCAATTTGGGGAGCGCGGGTTTGCGCAGCACGTGCTTAATGGTTGGAATGATCTAGTCATGGTCGTTAAAACCTTCCTCAAAGGAGAACCGACAAAGAAGAAGAAGTTGGACGCTGACATGCCGCGGAACGTAGCAGGATTCCCACTCCATGTTACAGTCAAGCACGCAAGCATTTTCGACCAGCTCACAACAGCGCTAGTTAAGCAGTGGAAGAAGATTCCAGTCAAGTACGCATTCTCACCAGGAAACCCTGGACACATTGAGCACTTAGCAGACAGCCTTCCTGGGCCTGTTTGGGAGAGTGATAAGACCAATTGGGATTATATGATGTACCCCTGGATCGCTAACACTTGCCGCGACACCATCAAATTGTTGGCAGTCAAGCCAGCAGATTGGACTGATGATCAGTTTAATCAGTACTTGGTCGACATCGATAACTGCTTCAAGCAGGTTTTCGAAGAGGCACTGTACAGGACGTCAAATGGATCAACCTACAAAATGGACCATGCCGGTATCATGAAGAGTGGGTGGTACTTGACGATTGCAGTGAACTCAATTGCCCAGCTAGAAGTGCACGTCATGACCTGTATTCGTCTCGGGATGTCAGATGATGATATCCTTTCAACGCCCATTGTGGCTGGAGGGGATGATGTAAATCAGGCGCCGGTACCAGCTGGCAAAGCCAAGTACGTTGAGGAAGCCGCTAAACTCGGAGTGGTGATGGAGATTCATGAGCGTGAATCCATCTACCATGCTGAGTATTTTTCGAGTGACCTACGTTTAGGGGTGGAAGGCCCTGAGTATTTCCCCAAACGTTGGACAAAACACATTGAACATTTGCGCGTCATCAAGCGAGCTGACCTCGCCGACGCCCTCGTGTCGCACATGGAGAACTACCGACACCATTCAAGGAAGTTCAATTTACTCGCGAAAATGTACCTAGCGCTGGAAGAGAAGTATCCAAACGAATTTCCTAAGCACAAGTTAGTGTCCAGAGCCTTGCTGAGAGCCCGTCAGTATGGTTATGAACACGCTTTGGTTTGCTAAGGAGTTCGTGTTGACCTGAGTAGGTCGGTAAACTGCTCCCCTGCATCACGGCAGGGGTGGGTGGTGGGTGGCGAAAATAAAATTAAACAATGAACCAAGACCACACAACATCCACACAGTACCTGGGCTCTCCCGGTGAAGATCCGTCGACACCGTTTTGGGGATCCGGGAACTACGTGGGTCCGCACTGGAGCAATGGTAAGCTTCAGGAATCAGTCGCGTTCGGCGATGCTCCGGCAATGCACGAACTCGACGCTTTAGCACGCCTGCATGACACAGCGTACGCCACATACAAAGACGACAAACACCTAGCCGCAGCTGACTTGATCTTCGCCGAAGAGGCTGAGAAACTCAAGAAGAAGTACGGCCCCAAGTGGGCGGAAAACCCACAAGTAGCCGCAGCGCTCGTTCGCTACGGTAATCACACGAAAAGAGCTGCCACTCGGATTGGAGCGAACGTTTCAAGTGGTTTTAAATTAGGGGGAGCTTTCGGAGCCCTAGGTGGTCTTTTGTATTCAGGAGTCCAAAACATCAGGCAATCGAATCAGATGATTAATGGAACTTATTTGAAAACTCAGAAAGATGACATTCGTAGACTATACGCACGTGATCCCCATGTCGACGCGCATGGAACTCAAGGTAAGACTGCAGTCGTGAGTAGTAAGACGCCAGAGAAGGTGGCCTCAAATGCGAGGGCCGACGTACTGGCGCTGGGTAAGACGGGGAAACAGTTGCTTCAGAAAATGAAGAACCTAGTAACGCAGCCGAAAGTACATCCCACGGTCGAAGAAAAGAAACCAACTCATCCTGATTGGGCCGCTAAACAAGCACAACGATTCCAGAACTATCAAGCTCTAAAAGATGCAGCACAAGCTTCGGTCGGGAAACCACGCAAACAAAAATCAAAGAAACATTTCAATTCTGTATTGCCCGATTCATATAAACGAAAACGTAAAAATTCAAAACTTAAGAAGCTTTTAGTGCGGACTGCATAGGAAGGAGGAGGTGTAAAATAAACAAAATAAAATTCAACATCTCATTTCATTTAGGAAAATGGTTAAAGTACAAGCACGAAAGGGCGCTAAGCGCGTTGGCCGCACCACAGTCCGCACTCCAGGCGGCTTTGGACCAGTGTCAACGATCAACACAGCTCCTGTTTCAGTTGGCAACAGTGTACGGGGATCTAAACCGCGAATTTCTCAGACTACTGACGGCGCTCGCGTCGTTGGTCGTGATTTCGCATTTGCTCTCTCATCTACTGCCGCCGCTATTAACGGGTGGGAGTTGATTGGATCCATGCCAATCACCCCATGTGCCCTCCCCAGTAGTGTGCTGCGCAACTACTGTCAAATGTTCCAGAAGTTTAAGGTTAACAAGATCACGG